TATAACTCATTAGATGCAACAATAAATTTTCAAGTCGTCAATACTGCAGAAGTAGTTGCACTCGACGTATCATTAGCGAGGCTTAGATAAATGCCAACAACTACCGTTAAATCCACTGATCTTGATTTTGATAATATTAAGACCAGTCTTAAAAATTTCCTTAAAGCGGATACGCAATTCGCTGATTATGACTTTGACGCGGCAGGTTTGAATAACATACTTGATGTGTTAGCATACAACACACACGTTAACGGTCTTACAGCCAACTTTGCGTTAAACGAAGCTTTTCTTAATACAGCACAATTAAGATCTTCTGTCGTCTCTCATGCTGAAACGCTTGGCTATGAAGTAAGATCTCGTGTAGCCTCAAAGGCATTAGTAAATCTTTCTGTAAATTTATCTGGTGTTTCAGGTCGACCAGCACAGGTTCAATTAAACAGTGGTACACAATTTACAACTTCTGTAGACGGTGTTTCGTATACATTCAGAACACTTGAAACATTCTTTGGACGAGACAATGGATCAGGTTTATATCAACTTCAAACAAATGAAGGTTCAAATGACATACCGATTTTTGAAGGTACTGAAAAAACCAAAACATTTCTTGTAGGTGAAACAACTGAAAGACAAGTGTTTGTAATTCCTGATACTGAAATCGATACAAAAACCGCAACTGTTTTAGTATATGATACCGCATCTTCAACTAACTTTGTACAATATACACCACTCGCTGAAGCAAGTACTATTGATAAAGACACTACAGTTTTTACTATTCGTGAAACACCAAACGGATTTTACGAATTAAATTTTGGTGATGGAATTTCTTTTGGTAAAAAGCCAGATGCCGGTAATAAAGTTGTTGTTACATATCTTGCTACAAAAGGACCTGATGCTAATCTTGCTGATACATTTACTGCAACTTCAAACATAACAATTGGTGGAGCTAATTATTCTATAACTGCAGTCACAAGTGCTGAATCTACAGGTGGAGCGCTAAGACAATCAATTGAAAGTGTAAGGCAACTTGCGCCACTTGCCTTTGCAACACAACAAAGAATGGTGACATCTGCAGATTACAAAGCCGTGATTATGAGTAATTTTAGCGCTGTGTCTGATACTGCAGTTTGGTCTGGAGATCAAAATGTTCCTATCGATTATGGTAAGGTTTATGTGTCTCTTAACTTTCCCACTGGAACAGCTGAAGCTACAAAAACAGAAACTCGAAATAATATAGTCTCTAATTTTACTGACACACTTGGCGTAATGTCAATTGAAACGGAATTTGTAGATCCAGTAGATATTTTTTTAGAATTAGTTATCAACTTTGACTTCGACCCTTCATTAACAGGATTTACATTAACCTCTACAGAAAACTCAATTTACAACTTTATATCTACATATTTTCAAAGAAATCTAAATACTTTTGATAAAATATTTAGAAGAAGTAATTTATTAACAGAAATAGATGCACTTGATCCTGCAATTTTATCAAGTCGCTGTGAAACAAAAGTTCAATTAAGATTTACTCCTATAATAGGTTCGAACAATACAGATGTGCTTGCTTTTCCTATGAAAATTGCTTCACCTGACGATCTAAACAGAACCGTAGAATCTTCTGTATTTACATTTGAGAATAAAGTATGTCAAGTCAAGAATATATTATCAGGAACAACACTGCAAATTGTAGATGTTGATGGTAATGTTTTACTTGACAATGTAGGTGAATATAAACCAGCAGACGGACAGGTTGAGATTGTTGGATTTAAACCTCAAGCATTTATAGGTGGAGATACATTTATCAAGTTTTCTGTAACTCCTGAAAATCAAAGTGTAGTTAAACCTCTAAGAAACTATATACTAAGATTTGACACAGCCAGATCCTCCGCGACTGCAACGATTGATAGACAACAAACGGCTCTGAAAGTAACCTAATGGCTCATACTGGTTTTGATCAAACAGTTAGAGAGTTTGGTCGTATTGATACAAATGTAAGAAAAAGTCTGGTTGACGAAGTTTTACCAGAACATTTTAGGGAAGACTATCCTAAGTTAATTACTTTCCTTGATGGGTATTTTGAACATCTTGATTCTGCAGATAATTTCGGCGGCATTATTCAAGAGCTTCAAACTATAAGAGACATTGAAGATACTAAGCTTGAGTATTTAGATAATCTATTTGGTGAACTTGCACTTGGAGTTTCTCAAAGTCAATTTACTGTACCTCGAGAAGCCATAAGAAATTTTGGTAATTTTTTTAGAGTTAAAGGCACACAATACTCTGCACATGGTTTCTTTCGCGCATTCTTTAATGAAGAAATAGAACTTATCTTTCCAAAAGACAGACTTTTTATAGTTGGTGAATCAACAATCGGTCAAGAGCAGGCGAAAAGGTTACAAGATGGAGCGTTAAATCAGTTTCTTTCGATATTGATTAGATCTTCAATACCACTAGTGCAATGGGAAGAGTTGTACCGTAATTTTGTACATCCGTCTGGAATGTTTCTTGGGGCGGAAGTTGTAATCGAAGGTTTACCACAAGTTGAAGTCAATACTGCAGAATCAGTATTTGACAAAAATGCTAATACAAAACTCATATTCAGCACTGATAGTTTCCGTATGGAAGCTCAGGGCGAAGCAGTTGGTATGTTATTTGGCTTTAGTGAATATGCGCCGCTTTACGATGGACTTGATAGTGACGCGTCAAACCTAGAAGCTAAAGCGTATGCACAATTAGGATATCTTACAAATGGTTACGTAGTAGGTGATAGTCAAACATTTGCACTTCGTGATCGCTATAGCCTGTATCGTAATCTTAATGATTATGATTCAGCTGCAGCTGTTGGTACTGGTGCAGCGTCGCTTACAATTACAACATTGATGAAGTACTACGATAATTTATATGAGTGGGCTGGATTCTATCAGTCGTTTGATGATTTTGCTGATTCTTCGAATGCATCTGCAATTCGCTTCTCAGCGACATTTGATGACTTTAGTCAAGCAGTTTATTTTAGAAAGTGATATAAATAGATAAAAGAATTTATAGGTTAGGAAATGGGAAAACAAACTATAGACATCGGCTCAGCCGCAAATGATGGTACCGGAGACGACCTTCGTACTGGTGCAACCAAAATAAATGAAAATTTTACAGAGTTGTATGGTGATGTAGCCGCGCTTAAAGTTGCGACAGGTTCGACGATAACCGGTCTTGGATTTGATAGCGGAAAAATTACATTTGAAGGTGCGACTGACGATACTAATGAAACAGTTTTTCAAGTTGTAGATCCTACAAAAGATAATACCATTACATTACCTGATAGTAGCGGCACAGTAGCTCTCATCGACGATATTACAAGGATCATTGATTCAAATTATGTAGCCTTGATTACAGGAGCTGCGTTTAGCGCATCTAGTACGCTAACTTTGATTGATGCAAACGCATTAGATTCTGGAAGAGCAATAAGACTAATCGATTCAACTTACGTACAGGCAAGAGAAAATAATCCGACTTTAGGAGCTGATTTTGTAGATTCTGATGAAGCTTTAAAATTAATTGATGCTAATGCCCTAGATTCAGGCAGAGGTTTAGCTCTTATTGATCAAAATGCGCTTGATTCAGGAAGGGCTACCAGACTGATAGATTCTTCATATGTTCGTCTTAGAGCAGATTCAGATTACGTAAAAGATATTATCGACTCAGCATATATTAAATTTATAGCGGATTCAGATTATGTCAAAGACATTGTTGACTCTGCACATGTAAAATCAAGAGCTACTGAGATTGACTTACGAAGTTATACAGTTGGTACACTTCCATCAACTCCTGTAGGTTCACATGGTAAACTCATCTTTACAACTAATGGCGCATCAGGCGCGCCTTGCCTTGCGGTATTTGATAGTGCTGCAGGATTTTTTAAGCGCATCGCTCTTGGCGCACAAGTAAGTACATAGGATTAGAAAATGCCAGCTATTGTAACAGATACTCTTAAGAGACAGATTGCACGAGATTTTTTCAATGAATTTCAAAATGCAACAGCAAATTATTACGTAGGTATAGGAAGATCAGAATCATGGGATTCAAGTGAAACAGTACCTACACCTAATAATAATCCTGAAACTCAAGTTGATTTTCGAGATGGTTTGCAATCAATTAAAAAAATGC